CAAGACACAACCTATGGCAGCGAGCCAACCTTCCATATCGTGGCTACAGCGTCACTGATATGGTAACAAAACGAGAGATGCTCGAAAACCGTGGAGTTTCCCAGCTCATCGACGTAGCCGGAAAAATGGCAAGTCGTTTGCAGGAGTCCATGCAGGAGCAACTCGGCCAAGAGATTTATGTTGACGGAAATCTTCCGGGCAACGAAAACCGATGGCATGGTCTTGAGTCCATCTTTGGTGTAAACGGTTCAGTTAACATTGACGATGGTTCACACGAGACGACTGCACGAGCAGAGGATCCATTCCTCTGGCCAGAAGACATCTACGCTGGTCTTAGCACAGAGCTTGGTGCTCTTGGTGGTGCTCAGCGAGAAGCTGGCTCATGGCCTTATGTACCAGTAGACCCAGAGTATGATTACTACTCTCCACTGGTAGTTAACTACAACTCTAGCTTCTTCGGTGGCGACTCAACGTCATGGAAGGATCAGTGCATCGAAGCCATCCGAGAGGGTGTCCAACATGCCAAGCGAAACGACACGAAGGAATCACAGATTGATCTCGTGTTACTTAACAGGAAGCTCTACATTGACTTCCTCAACCGTTTAGACAGTCGTGAGCGAGCAATCGTTACGAAGACTGCAGGTCTGAAGTCATACGGCTTCGGTGATGTAGTCGAATTGGACGGCATCGAAGTTTCGACCGAGTACGCCATTCCATCCGACACAGGGTACGCCTTGTCCATCGGAAACATGGAAATGAAGTGTATGGAAGGCCAGTTAATGACCGGCGAAGGTCCTTACTATAATGAAGAACTTCAAGCGCATCGTTACGCTGTAAGCGTACTTGCCAACATGAAGTTCAAGAGTCCACGTAACTTTGTCAAGTTCTCACCACAACCTGCTTAAGGGAAAAGGAAAGATAAGCAATGTCAACTTTAACTTCAGATCCGAAGTTTGATCGCGGCAAGACGCTTGGCATCAACGTCGCGTATTATGACTCGGTGAATCAACCACAAGACTTGCAGGTTGGTGACGGTCTGTCGGTGATTGGGCAACACTCGGTCTTCCGAGATGAAAACCCAAGCACTGGAGCACTGTACAGCAATCTGACAGTCGAATGTGTCGCAGTAAAGAATGTCGGAGCCGATGTTCTTCAGTGCGGCGATTTAGTCAAGCTTGATCCAACAGACGCACGACCACTTGGCGTGACTGGAGGTGCAATCGCAACCCTTTACGGGATTGTCGACGAATACCTTACAGCTCCTGTCAAAGTGGGCGAAGTGTGCTGGGTAGTAGTTCGCGGCCCAACGGCTGGAGCTGCTGTCGGTTCAGGTGATGCTGATATCGGCACTAAGTACAATACATTCGATAAAGATGGTGCTCCACTTGAGCTAAGCCGTCAAATCGTCGTGGCGTCAGACGCTCACGGAATGTAGGAAATATAGGGGACCTCTTTGGGGTAGGGGACTCGGCAGGGGCAGTTGGTCTTGTACCTTCTGCCCCTGTTGCATACAATAATGCCAACCCCCAAGGAGACGGATATGATCTATGACAACAGAACGCTAGAACAGCGTAAAAAAGATGCTAATACCCGAGCAAGCCTTAACCGAGTTTCAGCTACTCTGCGAGCTTACGGCCTTATTGGCCGTCCTAACAGCCCCACTGCTGAGTATCGCCGGGATCGTTCTTGCTATGAGGCCATGAGAAAACCTAGTAAAAACTAGCAACGAGATGCCTGTACATGGGTATACTCTCCGCAATGAGGGATTATTGTGGCTGAACAGGTATGCAAAGAATGTGGCGTAACACACAACAGCCGGACTTCTACGTGTCCAGAGTGTTTACGCACTCGGGCTCAAGAGCGTGTCGTAAAGAAGGAAGAAGCGACCCTAGCCGGTATAGAGGAACAGGCACGTCGTCTATTCACTCGCGGTGCATCCAGAGGCGGCGAGAACGTCCCTCATGTGAGCGAGGTGCTGGAAAGGGTAATGACTCTCTTCGGTGGTTCCGGTGGCTTCGCCAGCATGCTAGTGAAGCAGTACTACGATGCCCCTCCGGGTTCAGCAACCCGCACAAAAATGCTGGAAGCTATTACCAAGCTTACGGTTCAGACAAGCGAGATGGGTGCGAGTAAGAAGCCTCTGGAGCTATGGACAGACGATGAGCTTGAAGAAGAACTCGACAAACGACTCGAAGGAATCGCCGCTAACTACCAAGTTATCGAAGCGCAACCAAGTGAACCCGATCTCCTTGGGCTCACAGACCACGGGCTCGCAGAGACGTCAGTTGACGGACCTCCAAGCGGAGATTTCTCAGAGGTCATGCGAAGCGGTGAAGATGTACAGCCCGACTCCGATTCAGGAGGAAATGCACAAGTGCAAGGCGAGTGAAGTTCTTGTCATCGGCGGTAACAGGTCCGGCAAGTCTTTATCTACGTTTATGGAAGACGCTCGTGCAGTAACCAACCAAGATCCCTACGATAAGTACCCTGAGAAGGACGGAAACCTTGTCATTATAGGAAGGGATTGGAAGCACATCGGCATGGTTGTGTACCCGATGTTGTTTAAGGCTGGTGCCTTTAAGATCATTAGGGACGAGAAGACCAACGTATGGCGAGGGTACGATCCTGTAGGTGATGCAAGCCGGAAGGACGAGGCTAAGCCAGCACCTCCAATGATCCCTCCTCGTTTCATTAAGAAGACCTCGTGGTTATTGAAGAGTGCCAACTACATACAGAGCTGCGAGCTTTACAACGGTTGGCAGATATTCTTCTTTAGTTCTGAGGGTGATCCTCCCCAAGGTTTTCAGGCCGACAGGGTGCATCTGGATGAGGACGTGGCAAATGAGCAATGGCTACCGGAAATGCAAGCACGTCTTGCAGATAGAAAAGGTTGTTTGGTGTGGTCGGCCATGCCTCATAGTAAAAACGATGCTTTACTGGGTTTAAGTGAACGTGCAGACAAGGAAGAGGAAGAAGGCCGGGAGAATCGCACTATAGAGAGGTTCGTACTTCGGTTCCTAGACAATCCTCATATAGATGCAGAAGAGAAGGCAAAGAATGTCGAGCGTTGGTCAGCATTAGGTGACGATGTTCTTCGCATGCGAGCCGAGGGTGAGTTTGTTACTGACTCCGTGCTATGTTACCCAACTTTCCACATGAGCGTTCATGGTTACGACCGTTCTTCCCTTCCAAACAATGTTGTTCCTCCGGATTGGTGTAGATATGTTGCGATTGACCCCGGACACAGTGTTACTGCTGCTATTTTTGCTGCTGTGCCTCCTAGTGGCGATCTTCTGTTAGTGTATGACGAGTTATACATTCGGCAGTGTAATGCCATTAAGTTTGGTGAAGCGATGTTGCAGAAAACTCATGGCCAGCAGTATCATGCGTTTTTCATGGACATGCACGGTGGTCGAATTAGAGAAATTGGCTCTGGTCGGCTACCTGTTGAGATATACTGTGAAGAGTTCAGGAAACATGACATTAAATCAACGATTAGTGGTCATGCGTTCATAGCTGGTTCAGATGACGTTCAAGGACGAATGGCAGAGACTCAGAAGTACATGCACATACGAGGAGATCGTGGAACGCCGGAGTTACGTGTCCTACGTGGCGCATGCCCTGACTTAGAGCGTGAGATGAAGAGGTACAAAAAGAAAACCCAATACGCCGCTGGAGCCATGATTGTCACGGATCAGCCAAACACTAGAGGAGATGTTCATGCTTGCCAATGCTTGGAATATATGTGTGCTGCCCGTCCGAAGTATCATAAACCTCCCGTCAAGACTTTTGGCGAAGAGCACTGGCTCGTCAAGCACTACGAAAACCTTAGAAAACTCAGAAAGAAAGAGCGAAAAGATTACGTCAGTCTCGGCCCCGGTGGGCGGTGATTTTATCCTAGAGAAACAGAAGAAATGGAGAAAGATTCATGCCAGAGTTCAAAGCCCCAATACTGAGAGTCGGTGATCCAGTTAAATTCCACGCCGATCCCCATAATGACAGCGCAAAGCCCTATGTTGGATGGTGCCTTTCAGAGGCCACTCACAACGACGCTACCAATCTGCTGGTATTCACTCCAGAGGTAGGATTCGTGGAGAAAGTAGCCATCAGGCACCGTGATAACCCTGTTTTAAGGGACAAACCTAGCTTAGCTGCCATGGGTGGCTGGTCAGAGGCTGACATAACTTTAGACATGAAGAAGATGAAGCAGGCCAAATTCAGTGCTATGGCAACGTCCGAAAAGTCTGCAAATAAGACAAGAACATCCCAGAAGGGGAAATAATCCATGTCAATACAGCCACAGACCGGAATACCGTTATCTAAGAAAGAAATCCCAAAGGGTGCAGATACTCCTGATGAGGTTCTTAAATACCTAGCGACAAACTGGCTAGATAAGATCGGCAAGGCCTACAAGCACAAAAAGTCATTTAATGATGATGCTTGGGAGGCCCGCAACTTCTTTGATGGGGAATCCAACTGGTTTTGGAAAGATAACTATGCACGGGGAGAAGGTGGGTACAACCGAACTATCAATCCTCCCGGTTTTCGAATGCAGATCAACAAGGTGTTCGAAGCCGTTAAGCTGTTTGGTTCTGTCATCTATCATAGGAATCCGGTACGCCAAGTAACTCCTCAACCGCTACCTATTGTTCCGCCAGAGGCGTTGGGCATTAACGTAGCAGATCCCAACATGGCCATGCAGTACGAGCAGATGGTTAATGTTGTTTCTATGCAGGCTGGAGTCCGTGAGGTGGTGGCTGACCTCATGGGCCGAGTTCTTAACTACACCCCAAGAGAGTTAGACCTGAAGACACATGCACGTCGAATGGTTGACGAAGGAATTATTACTGGCTGTGGAGTCATGTGGACTGAGATGGTGACGATGCCTAATGGTCGTCGCTTTGTTGGTTCGTTTGCTGACAGTGTTGATAACTTCCTTATGGACCCTGATGCAACAGAAGTAGAAGATATTCTTTGGTGCGCAAAGCGATGTGTTCACCCAGTACATGAAGTAGCTGAGAAGTACAACCTTGATGAAGGAGCGTTAAGGGGAAACATAGATAGGCAGGGAGCCCAGAATGCACGATCCCAAGAGCAAGTTGTATTTGGAAACTATGACGGTACAGGACAGCGTACTTCGGGGCCAACTGGTAAGACGAATGATCTTTGTGTTTATTGGAAGATCTGGAGTAAAACCGGCCTTGGGGATCGGCTTAAGGATGCACCCAAAGACATTAAAGGAGTATTCGATGGGATTGGCGAGAACGCCTATATCGTTGTTGCCGAGGGGGTTGACTATCCGCTGAACATCAAGCCTGCGATGTTAGACGAAGAAGTCAACCAAGAAGGTGTACCTGACTCATTGTTCACGGCAGTTCAGTGGCCTATACCGTTCTGGGCTGATGGGTCAAATGGATGGCCGTTTACAACGTATACACCTCATCGCAAGCCGGGATACATATGGCCTATTAGTCACATTAAGCCAGCAATCCCAGAGTTACGATTTTTGTGCTGGGCGTACTCATTCTTAGCACAGAGAGTAGCTACATCATGTGAGACTTTGTTAGGTGTTAGCAAGGCAGCCGATCAAGACATCAAGGACCAAATTCTTTCTCAAAGTGAAGCTGGGTTCAAGATTGTCGAAGTCAGCGAAATGTTGGGTCGCAGTGTAAATGATATAATCAGCGTATTCCAGTTACCAGACGTTACTGGAGAAATTTGGCAAGTAATTGACGCTGTGACTCAACTCGCTGACAAACGCTTAGGAATGACTGAGCTTGTCTACGGTATGACTGACAAGCAGATTCGTTCAGCCACAGAGGCGTCGGTAAAGACTGATCAGATCAGCATACGTCCTGACGACATGGCGGAATGCCTAGAGAACTCAATGACAATCCTTTCTCGGAAGGAAGCAGTTGCAACACGGTGGTTACTGACCGCTCAAGACTTAGAACCTATTCTTGGTCCTCTTGGAGCAGCTGCGTGGGATCAGCATGTAATGAATCTCGACCCGTATCAGGTCGCACGGGAATACGATTATGAGATAGAGGCAGGCAGTGCCCGTAAGAAGAACAAGTCAGCTCGTATTGAGCAGATGAATAATGCGATGCAAGTCCTTGGGCCTGTCCTGCAGGGGCTGATTGGAGCAGGCGTTGTGGACCCTTTCAACGCACTTATATCTGATTGGGCAGAATCTATGGATATAGACGCAACTGCCTACATGATCCCCCCACCGCCACAGCCTGACCCTATGATGCAGCAGCAGGCGATGCCAGAAGAGGCACCTCCAGAGGAATTGCCACCAGAAGAACCTCCACCAGAGGCCTTGCCGGCTCCTGAGGGTGCTGTTCCGGCTCCTGATCAGGTACCGCCCGAGTTAATGGGCTAATACACATTTTTTCCGTGAAAGAGACATAAACACCATGACAGTTAAACTTCCTCCAGATATTGCATCAGCCAAGGCGTACCAGATAGAGCACTATGTAAATATGGTCAAGGATGGGCAAGATCCTCGATTTGCAGAAATGTGTGCTCTTTCTCAGCCTCCCGGCACAGGTCAGACTGACCGAGCGTTTCTGGAGGGTCGGAACAACATGGAGTGGTTAAACAAATTACCAAAGCG